AGTATCTATTCTCAATCTCGACAATCTGAAACGAACCATTTATGTTTGATGAAGATACGTCCACCATATCACCAACCGTGAAATAGTGTGGGTATCTATAATCTAATTGAGTAAGTCTTGTTATACCACTGTAAATTGTACCACTATAAAACTCATAATCATCATAACCCCAAAGAACTTTATGTTTACCGTCAACGATTGGGTACGTTCGTGTTGTCTCATGGAATATATCAATATCAGTATCTATCGCTTCTGACTCGCAAAACAATTTTTCACTTGTCTGTTGGATAGATATACTTGCTCTAATAGTATTTACACCTCCAGTAAAACCAAATCCTTGAATAATCATATACATATCCCCTGAGGTATTTCCAAGAATTTGTTTTAAGTAATTTACATTAGAATATATACTTCCTCGTCTAAATGTTACTCCTTGTGCTCCGATATTAGTTCCTGATGCATTTGGCTGAATAAACGATTGCCACGCTCCTGATTCTACAAACCATTCCTCTATATTCTCAAACGGTTGAGGAGATGGAGGAAACTGTTGAATTCCTGCTTGCTGAGATACATTTTGAGAATCTTGAATAATTTCAATTTGAATTATTGCGCCTGATTCAATCTGCCCAGTTGGACCCAATACAGAAGCTCCTCCCCACGCGTACGGAGAAGCTGCATTAGCGTTTGAACCAATGCCCCCTGGATAATAACTATTCAATGGGATTCCTGGACCTCCAAAGTAATTTCCACTCAAGTCACTAACAGGTCTGCAATTTATTTTCCATCTATCGCCAGGAACTAATCCTGTATTTATTACAGATGGTATATTCCATAATATAAAAAAAACATCTTGACCAAAAATATTTATACCTATTGACGATGTAGTAATAGGAATATTTTCTATCCATCCCCCTGTTGCTGATACATCTATTGTATATCTAAATGTAGTAGAAGTTTGAACCTCAATAGTTACTCTTAAATCTGTGTTACCTGTGAAAGCATTAGTAACTAATTGAAGCGAGTTAGGATTTGATGCCCCATAATAAATTGGTTGCTCACAAAAGCCAAGAAATCCCTGTATAACTGGAGGATATAGCCAATCCTGACCTGAACTAGTTACGGTATTTTTACCTATTGCTGTATCATTAATAATCTCTAAAGAATTAGGATTAAAATCTGATACGCTATTCACTTTTATCTTAAAATAAAGACCAGAAATCTCAGTTGTTGCATTACCAGAAATAAATCCAGCGGGTTTATTCTCAAGCTCTAAAATCTTATACTTTTTATTACTTAACGTTGGTCCAACACCATCAGACTTAAATATAATGTACTCTCCTACCTTAAATTTGTCAATATCCGATTGATTAATCAAGAAATATCTATAAAGACCGTTCGCATAAAATAATATAGGAAAAATATTATAGTATAAATTCTTAGATTGCTTAATACCAAAACGATAATTAGTCGCCCAGCATGGTGGATTATGTTTGATGTTGACCATTATACTGTTTGCCGTCACAGAATTTTGAGGCGGAATATATAACGTGTCAGTTAATAACGAACTTGCATCATGCACGGATGTTAGTGCGGTGGTCATTCGTCCTTTATCATCGGTGTAGAACATGACAACCTCATAATCTCTATCGCTTCTGAATGTTTGCGAAGCAGAATTGACACCAACAGATTCAGATTTTAAAGACAAAGAGTAGTCTATTTTTATTTGTTTATTGTAGCAATCTGTTATATCTCTAAATTGAACATAATTACCGTATGCCAATCTATTACCAACAGTACTTTGTGCTTTTGCAAGCAATGGTACATTATCAAATAATCTCAATACTTGCTCATCAGGAAGTGCTGAATAAATTTTGTTATTCTTAAACTCAATAGTACTGCTTGTATTATTACCTATTGATAGCTCTGATTTAGAGTATGTATCAATAATACTCACATTGATATTACCCGTATCTCTGACTAATATTTGAATAGCCTCAACAAACTCATCACCAGTCTCAAAAGAAACTCTAACTGCGTTAAATTTATTGACCATTGCGTTATTAAATCCTTCACCAAAGTCATACACAAAATCTTTTGCTCCGAATGATACAGCAGAGAATGGCGACATACTGCTGAATTGTCCATCAATATATTTGTATCTATATGAGAAATACAAGAACTTCTCAGACATGTTATTTGATAATGTTGTGTCATTAAACAACTCTACGTGAGGAGAGTATAAAGGAGGTGTTAATATAACAGGAATATCTTTCTCAATTCTAGGGTCATCTATACTGTATGATTTTGCTCTCTCAATATTTACTTTGCGAGGTTGATTCAAGTTGTCCGTCCAAAATAAAAATCCGTTCTGTGCATTGATAGCTATATAGTTAATGCCTGTAATAATATTTCCCTTACTAAAGTTTAATAAACTAGGCGTATCAGCATCAACCTTATTGCACTGTAAAACTCTTGTTGCAATGCCTGATATTTCGTTAAATTCATAAATACCATCAAAATAATCTCCTGCAACGAACCAATAAATAACGCTACGGGCATCATATTCAATAGCACCAATAGTTCTTGCACCAGTAATATCACGACCTGATAATTCTGCAATATCAGCGACATTTAAGTTACCTTTAATATTTCTACCTGAACCAACGTCAGACCCGTCTGAAGTACCAACTCTAAAGTTCAACGCATCACGATATTGACCATTAGGTATAAGCCTTTCGTCAAAATCTTTATTCATTGTTCCCCTAGAGAAGTTTTTAGTTTGGTCCTTCATCATATCTTATCTATTTTGGAATCTATTATTCATTCTCATTAATATTCTAGCAGGGTGCAAGTTAGACATTCTAAGTTTAGCATTACGCCACATAGCAGTCTTTTTATCTCTCAATCGTTTAACCTGATACTCAGGTATACCTGTTTTTCTTGATAAAATAGAGTAACTTACATATGCGTATATAAACTCCTCTGCCATTTTATTTATTGTTATCAACGACTCGTCACCGTTCTCCATACCGTCAGAGATATACTCTAAAACAATGGTACGGTTTCTAGCTCCTGATGAAAAATCAATCACTCCATTATTAATTCTGAATGTCGGTCCATCTTTATCATCGTCAGAAAATCCAATTAACTGGTATCTAAAATACCAACTATCGTCATAAAGCCAGCCATAACTACCGCAATACTCACCTGGACCAAAATACTGGCTCTGCTCAAGTCTTGTAATGTCTAATGAAGACTGACCTGTAATTACTTGACCTTCTAGGTCGAATAAGAAATCTAAATTATTATCTTGCAAATAAGCGGCAGATGAATTTACCTGACGATTTTCATTAAGAACGGTCAAATGTCCGTTTGCAAAAATAGATATACGAACGTAATTAACATAGTCAGGAGGAAGTATGAATTTAAGGTTATTACCAACCTCCATATCCATTACCTTTATATTCTTTAATGCGTCATAATTAAGTTCTTGTATAGCTCTCTTAGTATGGTAAAGGACTTCGTATCTTGGTACATTGTCAACTAACTTATCAGCACCAACATCAAACAACATAAAATTGTTTACCATATCCTTTAAAGAAACATATTGATAGCTACCCCAATTTGTATCTTCAGGGATAGTTCCATTATTTGTGTAATACTGATAGTTACTTATGTATTCCATTTCTTATTGTTTTTGTTGTATATCTTGAACTTCTTCTTGATTAACTAATTGTACGACATCATTTTCTCTAATAGATAGTCCTGCATATTGTAAAATCTTTGTTACAATCTTAGTGAAATCACTTTCAGGTAATTCAAAATCTTGATAGTCAACAGCTGATTGATTGAATAATGGCTCACCGCTAGACAAAACAGTATATGTCCATTTTGGGTCTTTAGGGTTTCTAATATAATCAATAGACATGTTAGTGGTTATAATATCAGGATAAACTTTAATACCATTGTTTTTTAAACTGTAAATAGGTCTTGCTACGGTTGGAGTCATAAAGTCTGAGTTCAACAAACTGTTTAGCTTTGTGTAGTTAACTTTCTCTACCTCAATTAAATCATTATATAATAACCTAGTAGTTTTATATAATGTTAATTGTGATGGATTGGCAGGGTCTGTGCCTGGTAAAAAAAATGTCGCAGTAGGTAAATTATATGTCAATACATCATTGACGATGAACGTATCAATGACTGCCTCGATTTTCTCAGGTATGTTTGCATGACCCGTATTAAAAATACGTGCGTTTCTTTTAACAACACCAGTGCTAAAGTCATAGAAATATTGCTCAAAAATATCAACTTGAGCTTGCTTTGCCATTAAG